AAGACAGAGTTTTATCAAGCGAAGGATATAGTACGATTGGATATCCTTACCCTTTAAAATTTACTGAAAAAACAGATATAGAAGTTAGGGCTAAAGCAGACTCGGCAGGAGGAACAGTTACCGTTTCTGCTGCTTTGGATATATTATTAATACAAAATAGACCTTATCCTGAATAATGGATAAGTTAAATAAAAAAACAATGCCTTGTAACAAACCAAGGCGAACTCCAAAACACAAAACAAAATCGCATGTAGTGAAAGCTTGTGAAAAAGGCTTAGAAAAAATTATACGCTTTGGTCAACAAGGCAAAAAAGTTGGAACATTATCAGGTACAGCAGGCAAACCAAAAAAAGGTGAGTCAGATAGAATGAAAGCCAAAAGAAAATCATTCAAAGCAAGACATGCTAAAAATATAAAAAGGGGCAAAATGTCAGCAGCTTATTGGGCTGACAAGGTAAAGTGGTAATGGCTATTCCTGATAATGTAGCAAACCCAAGTCTTTATAAAAAAGCTAAGGCTAAAGCAAAAGAAAAGTTTGATGTCTATCCATCTGCTTATGCTAATGGTTGGATGGTTAAAGAATACAAACGCATGGGTGGCAAATATAAAGCCGATGGTGGGATTATAAAAAAACGCAACGGTGGTGGCGTACATTCTTTTATTGCTCGTGGCTGTGGCAAGGTTATGAACGACAGAAGAAAACAAACCAAAATGCGTATTAGATAATGGCTAAACAAGGTGGCTTACGCAGATGGTTTGCAGAAGAATGGGTAGACATTGGGGCAAAGAAAAAAGAGGGCAAATATCAACCCTGTGGCAGAAAATCTGCTAAAGGCTCTAAAGGAAGTATCCTAAGTGCGTGCCTAAGTCTGTTGCGAGCAGAATGACAGAAGGCGAAAAAAGATCTGCGGTTAATAGAAAAAGATCTAAAAAACAAGGAGTTGGCGGAAAACCAACATTTGTTAAAACATTTACTAAAAAGAAATAATGGATAACATTTACGACTACAAAGGTCTCTTTTGGGATGATGTGACTAAAAATTTCTATAGATGGAACGAATTAAAGGAATTACACAAAACAAGAAATGAAACAAAAAGAGTTGGAGAAGGAACTACGCCTATGGTCAAAGGAGATCTTAGAAACTCCTAACGAACACAATTTTCCTACATGCCCATACGCGAAGAAAACATGGGATACAAATAAAGTTAAAGTATTGATATCCGATGATATTTATTGGGATGATCTTTTTAGATGTTGTTTAAATTTTCCTAAAGATATTGATGTTTTAATATATTGTAACTTTGATTACGAAATGCCTGTTGAAATTTTTGATGACAGGGTTAGAACATTTAACATGCTATTAAATAGATCTAACCTATGGATTATGGGTTTTCATCAAGAGCATGCTGAAAAAGAAGAGGTTAAACAAGAAGGTTTTGTTCCGTTACACGATGAAATATATAATATGGTATTTGTGCAAAGATTAAAGGAATTAAATAAAGCATCAGAAAATTTAGAAAAAATAGGTTATTATAAGAGTTGGACAAAATCCGAAATGGAAAACATTTATAACAGGAGAAATAAATAATGGGTCTTTTAAGCAAGGGTATTAAAAGCATAGGCAAAAAAATAGCTAACAAGGGATTGTTAGGCAATATTAAAAAATTGACACCAAAGCCAATGGAACCAATGAAGCCAAGAAAACCAATGATGCCTAAATTAGGCAGACCACAGAAAAGTGGTTTAAAAGAAACCCCTATGGGTGGCGGAAGAATAAGAGGCGGCATGGGTATGTTTGCAGATGGAGGCGGTGTAATTGCAGGAAGCACTCAAAACCGCAGAGCCATGCAAGGAGCTGTTGTTGCCAAGTCAGGCGTTAAAAAACTTGGCAGAGGCGGAAAACTTAAGAAGTAAATAAATGGCAGTATCAGGTTCAAAAAACTTTGAGCTAGATGTAGCAGATTATATCGAAGAAGCATTTGAAAGATGTGGACTTGAGCTACGCACAGCTTACGATCTAAAAACAGCAAGAAGAAGTCTCAACCTTCTTTTAGCTGAATGGGCAAACCGTGGTTTGAACCAATGGACAATACAAACTAAAACGGTTGCTATGGTTGATGGTACTACGACCTATAATGTAGATAGTTCTAATTCAACAGCCGCTATTGATGTGCTAGATGCATACATTAGAGAAACTGTAAACAATCAACCGATTGATTTACAAATGACTAGATTATCAAGAAGTGAATACGCATCAGTTCCTGATAAATCTACCGAAGGCAAACCATTACAATATTTTATAGATAAACAACTTTCTCCTACTATCAGCGTTTATCCAACGCCTGATAAAACTTCAACTTATACCGTTTATATGAATGTATTGACAAGGATGGATGATGCAGATGCTGCTACAAACACTTTACAATTACCTTTCAGATTTTATCCCTGCTTGGCTGCGGGATTGGCTTACTACATTTCTATCAAAAAGAGTCCCGATAGGACTGCTTTTCTAAAACAAATATACGAAGAAGAGTTCGATAGAGCAATGTCACAAGATGAGGACAGAGCATCCTTTAGAGTTGCACCTGACCTTAAAAATTATAATTATGCATAATGGCTTTTGCTTCTTATAAAAATCCATGGGGGATATGCGATAGATGTGGATTCAGATACTACTTAAAAAATTTGCGAAAAGAATGGAATGGCTTAAAAACATGTCCTGAGTGTTACGAGCCAAAACATCCGCAATTACAACCAAGAACCAACATAGTAGACCCACAGGCGGTCAGAGAGCCAAGACCTGATATTAGCACAATACCTAACACATTTAAGTTATACACCAATGTTGATTTAGGTATAATAGGAACAGAACTTACAACACCAACCAAAATGACGAGTGCATTAGGTGAGGTAACGGTAACAACATCATGAGTTATACACAGGCAACATTAAAAACCGCAATACAGGATTATTTAGAAACTGACGAAAGCACTTTTGTAAGTGAGCTAGATAATATTATTAAAAACGCTGAAGAAAGAATTTTTAAATCAGTGCAAATGCCTGATCAAAGAAAAAATGTACAAGGTAATACAACTACTGATAATAGGTTTTTATCAACGCCATCCGACTTTTTGGCACCATTTTCATTGGCTGTTATTGATTCCAATCAATACAGTTACTTAGAGCTTAAACACAATTCTTTTATAAAAGAGTACGCTCCTGATTCAACCACAAGGGGTAAGCCAAAGTATTACGCATTATTTGATCAAAGCACCTTTGAATTAGCACCCGTTCCTGATCAAGATTACACAGTAGAATTTCATTATTTATACAGACCCGCATCCATTACTAGCGGTGCTACATCTACTACAACCTATTTATCAACGGAATCACCTGACTTACTACTGTATGCTTGTCTTTGTGAGGGAGCTATGTTTTTAAAAATGGATCCATCTATTTACGAAGCCAAGTATCAAGAGTCTTTAGCTAGAATGAAGAATCTTAATGAAGGCAGAGATCAACGAGACGAAATGAGGTATGATTCATTAAGAATTAATGTAAGTTAATTTTATTTAGAGAGGAGAACTAAATGAAACCAATTAAGAAACTTGAAGGCAAGCGTGTTGCTTTAGTCGGCATGGGAAAAAGTTGGCATGATTTTAATCTAGCTAGATCGCATGGCGTGCAATACGATGAAGTGTGGGCAATCAACGCTGTGGCATCTGTGATATTTCATGACAGAGTGTTTATGATGGATCCTGCATCAAGATTTTTGGATAGCAACGATGCGGGTGGGCAAACTGAAAGTATGCAAAAGCTTTTAGCTGAACATGAAGGACCTATCTACACTTGCGAGTTGGATGAAAGGTGCAAAGGATTGGTAGAGTTTCCAATACAAGAAATACTTAGAGATACCAATGCTCATTATCTAAATAATACGGTTGCATACGCCATAGCGTTTGCATTATGGAATAAAGTAGGATTTCTAAATTTATTTGGTATTGATTTTGGCTATAAAAATAATCTTTATTTTGCCGAAGCGGGTAGAGCTTGTGTTGAATTTTGGTTAGCCAAATGTATGCATGCAGGCATGGAGGTTGCGGTGGCATCTACAAGCTTCTTGCTTGATACAGCAGTACCACCACAAGAAAAGCTTTATGGATACCATAGATTAGCAGATCCATTGGTTGCGATTATTAAAGACGATGGAAAATTAGAGGCTAAGAAATATTCTGAGGTACACAAGCCACGATATCTGAATCAACCTATTTTAGTAGATAGAAATGATTCACATTTAAAAAACGATTATGTAATAGGAGAACCAAACAAATGGTAATAAGTTATAAGGCAGGTCCTGAACTTGGTTTGATAGAAGTTCATACTACCCATAACAGAGGACATCCTGTTGAATTTTGGGCAGAAAGGTGTGTTGATCGGATTATTGGTGTTAGTAATGAAGCACCTGAGCAGGTGCAATTTCAGATCAAAGAATTTAAAGATAACATTAAGAAAGTAATTGAAGAATATATGCAAAACGCCATAAAATCTGATAGGATAACTCTTAATAACAAGCTACAAGAACTAGGACATAGTGAGGTAGCTGAAATTATTAGGAAAAATTAATTATGGCAATATCATCAACGCTTACAACTAGCTTTAAAAAAGAATTGTTGCTTGGTAATCACAACTTTACAGCAGGCACATCGGGTGATACTTATAAGTTAGCTCTCTATACATCCTCTGCTACATTGGGTGCTACAACAACATCTTTTGTAACCACAGGTCAAGCAAGTGGAACTAACTATTCATCAGGGGGTGCAAACCTAACTAATGTAACACCTACTACATCAGGAACTACTGCTTTCTGTGATTTTGCGGATTTGACTTTTGGAACAGCTACCATTACCGCAAGAGGATGTATGATCTATAACAGCTCTGATTCAAATAAATCTGTTGCAACCATAGATTTTGGTGGAGACAAAACATCAACCGCAGGCGACTTTACTATTGTTTTCCCTGCTGCCGCAGCAGCTACCGCTATCATCCGTATAGCCTAACTATGAAACATGCCATTCGCAAAGTTTCAATTCAAAGCAGGAATAGATAGAGAAGGAACAGCATACACCAATGCAGGTGGATGGTTTGACGGATCTTTAATTCGTTTTCGTAAAGGTTTCGTAGAGAAGATTGGTGGTTGGGCAAGAAACACCACCAATACTTTTTTAGGTACATGCAGAAAATTATTTGCATGGATATCTCTTGAAGGATCCAAATATCTATTTTTAGGCACCCATCTCAAAGCTTATGTCCAAGAAGGAAATAACTTCTATGACATTACACCCATCAGATCAACCACAGCAGCAGGTGATGTAACATTTTCTGCTGTTGACGGTGATGCAACCATTACCGTATCTGATACAGCTCACGGTGCTGTGCAAAATGATTTTGTAACTTTTAGTGGGGCGGTAACTTTGGGTGGCAACATAACCGATACTGTGCTAAATCAAGAGTATCAAATAACAACCATTGTTGATGCTGACAGTTATACCATTGAAGCTAAAGATACAAGCGGTGTTACTGTAACTGCCAATGCATCTGATACAGGTAATGGTGGAGCATCAGTGGTTGGAACCTATCAACTAAATGTTGGTTTGGATAATTATGTGTCATCGACAGGTTATGGAGTAGGAGCATGGGGAGCAGGTGGATTTGGATCATCTACCTCATTATCCTTTACTAATCAGCTAAGGCTTTGGTATGCCGATAATTTTGGTGAAGATTTAATTATGACACCTAGAGGTGGTGGCATATATTATTGGGATGAGTCGGCAGGAACATCCACAAGAGCTGTAAACATCACCTCATTGTCAGGAGCTAATTTAGCACCCACTGTTGGATTGCAGGCTATTGTTAGTGAAACCGATAGACATGTATTGGTTTTGGGTGCTGATCCAATATCAGGTGGAGCAAGAACAGGATCTTCTGATCCGATGTTAATTGCTTTCTCAGATCAAGAAAGTATCACCGAGTGGGAGCCAAAGACTACCAACACAGCAGGATCTGTTAGGCTTTCAGCAGGAAGTGAAATTATCGGTGGTATTCGCTCAAGACAAGAAACCTTAGTGTGGACTGATTCAGCCCTTTACTCAGTGCAATTTGTAGGACCTCCTCTTACTTTTGCTGTGAACTTGGTCAATCAAGGTGTTGGTATGATTTCACCTAATGCATGCATCAATGCTCCTAATGGTGTCTATTGGATGGCTGAAGATGGTTTCTATTTATATAACGGTTCTGTGCAAAGAGTCGTTTGTTCTGTTTTAAGTTATGTGCAACAAAACCTAGATTTATCTCAAGCATATAAAGTATTTGCTCTATTAAACAAAGAATTTAATGAGGTGTGGTGGTTCTATCCATCTGAACAAGATGGCACAGGTGAAATATCACGCTATGTCATTTATAACTATTTAGAAAACAGTTGGTCTATTGGTGCTTTGGTTAGAACCGCATGGTTAGATGAAGATGTATTTACAAGCCCATTAGCAACCAATAATGGTTACTTGTACGATCAAGAGTGGGGTCAAGATGATGATGGCTCACCCATGGATAATGTGTTTATAGAAAGCTCTGACTTCGATCTACAAGAGGGCAATGATATTGCATTTATAAGAAGAATCATTCCTGATGTAAAGTTTTACGGTGATAACACATCAAGCGGTGTGCCAACCATAAATATGGTTTTGAAAACAAGAAACTTTCCATCGGAGTCATTGACTACCAATGTCACTAAAGATGTTTCTAACAACACAGATCAATTACATGTCAGAGCAAGAGCAAGACAAGCAGTTTTAAGAATCCAATCAGATGATGATGCCAACAGTGCAAATCGTCTAGGTGTACAATGGAGGTTGGGTTATACTAGAATGGATATACAGCCTGATGGGAAAAGGTAATGGCAAGGCTTTTACCAACACGATTACCCAATGCAGGCAGTGAGGTAACTCCTGAACTTTTTAATAGATTAGTAAGGATTCTTGAGTTAAACTTAGGACAGTTCGATCCAAATCGAACACCGCAGTTCACCGATTCCGAAATAAGTGAGCTGAACTTTGTTGCAGGTGATATTATCTTCAACTTAACAAGAGAAATACACCAAGCATATGACGGTACAACATTTCGTGACCTGTATAGCCACCAAACATATTTAAGTGGCGTGAGTGCAACAGGATCAGTAGGATCCGTAACAGTTACAACGAGTTAATATGCCAACATTAGAAGAAAGAATTAAAAACCTCACAGGCGACATAGTAGGCACAGGACAAATTGGTGCTTACGAAAAGGCTGCCTTGAACACACTATTAGAATCATATCCAAGAGCATTATCAGACGCTGATATAGCTGCTGTTAATGAGTTGCAAGTAACCATGCCACAAGATCAAAATCCAATGCAACCATTAGTTGATGCAGGTTTTGGTAATGAAGTACAAGTCATCATGCAAATGCCAATGAACTCACCTGAGTCAAAAGCAGCTCAAAGACGAATCATACAGGGCATGGGAACAGGCATGGATATTGATAGCTTTCTCATGGAGATTGCTAAATTAAAGGGCAGAGATGGCGACACCACTGTTGCTCACTTAACTGAGGGTGAAATAGTAATACCTGCTCCTGTATTTGATGCAAACCCACAAGCTGCTGATTCTATAGAAAAAACCATGAAAGAAATGGGCATTGATCCTAGAACTAGAATGGTTGATAGCACAGGAGAGCTTGGTGGTATTGCATCCATTAATCCCGAAACAGGTTTACAAGAGTTTGGCTTTTTATCAAAAGCATGGAAGAAGATTAAGAATGTTGGTAGGAAAGTAGCCAAGGTGGCTCAATTCATACCCGGTCCTCACCAACCATTTGCTAAAGCTGTTGCAACCGCAGATAGCGTTTACAGTGGAATCAAAAGCGGAAACCCATTAGCTGCTGTTGCATCTTTGGTGCCTACAGGTAATTCAGGTGGTATCGGAAATCTTTTTAAATCAACAGGAACAGGAGGAAATATATTTAGTAAGATTGGTGAATACATAATGCCCGGTCAAGACAAGGTAGGTCTGTTTGGCAACCTTGCAAAATTACCGGGTCAAATAAAAAGCGGTATAGGCGGATTGTTTGGCTCAGGTGAGGGTCAATCAAAATTAGGTTACATAGAAGATATCCTTAAAGGTCTTACAGGCGATGAAGGACTTACTAGAACTCAAGAGCTGTTGCAAGCAGGTTATTCGCAAGAAGAAATAGACGCAGCTAAAGCTAACGGAACATTTAATCAATTAGTAGCAGAAGCAAGAGCAAGTGGAAAGATTACAGGCAGAGGATTGATTGGTGGTGCAGGCAATGTTCTTGGCGGACTAGGAGAAAGTCTTGGTATTACTGACGATAAAGCAGGATTAACAGGGTTAGGCAATCTTGGTCTTGCAGGATTGGCAGGACTTCTAGGTAAGCTTGCATACGAAGAAGCAAAGAATCAAAAAGGCGTACCACTAACACCACTTACCACTATGGATCCTTTGGGCAGATATAACATAGCTGCTG